ATGAGCGCGGCTGTGGCCACCTTAGATGCCAAGGCTGAGTACGAGGGTGTAGATGTCACGCCATACGCCATTCACTGGGGCTATGCCACAACCATCAACCGGCTTGATGAGTGGGTGACCGAGGTTGCAGAGGCGGCTGGTATTACTGATGAACAGCTTGATGAGCTTTTTATAGCGGCGTCTGGGCTAACTTACTAATACAGAGGGCATGAAAATGGCAGTAGAAAGCGCGAAATTTATAAAGCAATTAGATGCTAGCTTACCCCTTGGCGGGGATAGCATTTCTGAGGGTGACAATCATATTAGGGTGATTAAGGAAGCCGTTACCGGCAGTTTTCCTAATATAGACTCAGTCGTAACGGCAACGCCCGCAGAGCTAAATGAAGTCGGCAATATCAAGGCCGAGCTTGATGCTTTGGAGGCAGGCTCTCACGGCAATGTGGCCTCCTGTTATTACGTCCCTAATTTTCAGCCTGGGGTAGGCGGTGTGGATGGTTTGGTTTATGGACACAACATCGCAAAGGTTGAAGCTGTGGGCTCTGGGGCGCTGGCTCAGACTCATGTTATTTTCACTAGCGTTCTTCCTGACATGGGCAATCGGCCTTCTCACTTTGCGTTTAACTTTACGCCTGTAGATGGTAGTGGCTCTCCAGTGACACTGAAGGTTTCCAACGCCTCTGATGATCGTGTTGGATTTATAGCTTGGAAGTGGATCAACGACACATGGGAAACCATTCCAGGGGGGGAAGTTGGGTTTACCCTGATCGTGGTTGACATGGATGCCGGACAATGAAAATCGATTTGGTAAGGAGGCTGGCTGTTGTTGCGGTTGGCGCCCCGATTCTATTGTCAGGGTGCTCGACCACCAAGGGTAACGAGCGATCTGCACAACATGCCGCAGATCAAATCAGAATTGTGGCGGTTCAGCGTGAAGCTCGCTTGCAGGAAAAACAGGCAGAAGCTCAAGCCAATACTGCCGTTGTGGAGGCGCTTGCCAGGGTCGCAGAGGCAAATCCCCAGCACGCCCCTTCAGTGGCCGTGGCCTTGGCTGTGATAGGTGTAAGAGGCGCTGACGCAGACTCTCAAAACGCTCCTACCGTTACGCTTCAGAGAGAGCAGAATGTTGGGCTTGAGTACGTTAAAGCACTGGCCCCCACTGTTGGCAACCTTGTTAGCGGTCTTGGCGTTGCGGCAATCGGTGCGGGGGTGCAGAAAAATGCTAGCGATAACGCGGCTAAGGTGCAGATAAATGATGCGCAATCGGATGTTGCGATTGTTCAGGCGGTTAGCGGATTGGGGCAGGCGGCGGCTAACTCTGTTGGAACTAAGGTGGGTGGTGATTACTACACAGTTTCGGATTCGGGCTATATTGATCAAAGCCTCGCTACGTCAGACAGTAACAATACTACGTCTACAACTGAGACAACGACTACGCAAACATCCTCTGTGTCGCTCGCCACGACCTTAAATTACGATGGCAACAACATGTCCCTTGCTGAGTTAATTTCTCAGCTAAGAAACGCAGGGGCTTCATACAGCATTGATCTGGATGGTGATGGCTCGCCTGATGTTGAGGGTGGCGGCGATGGGGAAACTGTAACTATTAACTGCTCTGATCCGCAGTTTAGCCCTGCTCCTCCGGAGTGTAACTAATGAGTACTGAGGTTTAATTATGGCAACCACAAAGAATTACGGGCTCGTTAAGCCTACTGTTGGCGGCTCCGAAAATGAGTGGGGCGGAAATCTCAACGACGATTTAGATGAAATCGATGGTTTGCTTGGCGGAGATAGGGCAATCAATGGAATCAAAATTGACTCTGGTGAAATTAACGGCGGGTCAATATCTGGCGACTTGGGCGGAGTTAATGATTTAAGCATTCATCCCGACACAGAGATATCTGGCAAAGTAAAAGCATTGCAGGGTATTGATAGTCCGGACGGGACAATTACCAATGTTGATGTAGTGGCCAGGAAGCTTGAGATTGAGGGCGCTGTTACTGAAGGCCAGGCCACATTGCAGACCGGAACGACTGCCACGCTTTCTCCTGACCAGGGGACCATCCACTCAGTCGGTATTACCACTACGTCTAGTTATACGTACAACCTCGCCATGCCTAGCGTTGGGATGGGGCTAACCCTGATGATTAACAAAACTACCAGCAACGCCAGTACGGTTGTCTGGAAGCACAACGGCTACAGCAACGCCGTAAAGTGGATTGGAGGCGGAGAGCCTGATTTAAATTTTGGAATTAACGTCATTCAGTTTTGGACCGCTGACGCCGGTAATGGGCCTGAGTTGTTTGGCGCTTATTCTGGGGTTGCGTCTTGATTCGATCAAAGCTTTTAACTATCTCCGAAGGCGGAGATGTTTACATTGGCGAAAAAGAGTTTCGCACTCCTGGCCAGTATCCGTGGGCTGTGCCTTTAACTGTCACTCGCATTCATGTTTGTTGCATTGGTGCGGGTGGCTTTAATGATTATGCGGTAAGCGGTCAATATGAGGGCGGCGGCGGCGGTGGCTTGGCCTGGGCAAATGATATTGAAGTAACTCCTGGTGAAATTTTGCTTATTCAGGTTGGGCGTCCGCAGATTGATAACAGCAGTGAGCAAGGTGACAGCATTGTTGGCAAATATGATGAAGACACATCTGATTTTGCTTCAAAGCTAATCACGGCGAACGGGGGAGAAAGAACATTTGCTGGCGGCTTTGATCTTCATGGCCAGCAGGGAGATGGCTATTCTGGCGGCGCAGGCTCTAATGTCGGATATATTGGAAACGGTGAAATATGGGGTGGTTCTGGCGGTGGTGCTGGCGGCTACAGTGGTATTGGCGGCGCTGGCGCTGTAACGCTAGACGGGTCTGGAACAAACAATGAAGGCACTGGCGGGTCGGCGGCTGGAGGGTTTGCGTACTGGAGAACCTTGCAGGGGCTACGGGCTGGATTTAAGCAAGGCGCTGGAGGCGGAGGGGTTGGATTAAAGGGTCAAGGCGCGTCTGGGCAAGCAGTGAATTGGCCCGCGTCCGACACAGTCCCCCCATTACGTGGCAATGCCGGCTCTGGTGGAACGCTGGAGTCTTTTGGTGGTGGAGGCGCATGTTTGTACAACCGATCAATTGAGGGCGCCCCTGACTATGCTCGACCTGGAGACGGCGCCGTGAGAATCATCTGGGGCATTAAGTACAGTTACCCCAATAATGCAGATGTAAGCCAATGAGATACCTAAAGCTATCTATTCCGGCGGGCATTAAGTGGCAAGGCACGGCGTACCAGTGTTCTGACCGCTGGCATGACGGGTCGCTAATGCGATGGGACCAGGGCGCCATGTTGCCTATTGGCGGCTGGGTTCCATATTTAGATGCTTCATATTCGCGGGTAACCATCCCAGATGACATGGTTGCCAGAGACGCCCATTCCTGGTTTTTAAATCAGGACGCTGGAGCAAGTGGGTCTGGTTATTATTTGGCTGTTGCAACGCCTTTGCGCCTTTACGTCATGGACGGTGAGGGGGACGTTAGAGAGCTAACAGAAGGCTTAACCTTGCAGGGCAGTGAAACGTCTTTTTTGAGCAAGGGCTACGGCGGCGGTAAATACGGCTTTGAGGCTTATGGAACACCGCGACAATTAGAGGGTGCGGTAAAGATTCCAGCCACATCATGGACTCTGGATAATTACGGCGAATGGCTTTTAGGTGTTTCTACAACTGACAGAAACATCTGGCTGTGGAAGCCTAGCGAGGATTCTTTTGCCGAATTAGAAAACTCTCCGCGCTGTTTGTCACTTGTGACTACGGAGGAGCGTTTTGTATTTGCCTTGGCCGCAGAGCAGGCTGGAAGGATTAACGTCCGAAGAGTGGCATGGTGTGATCGTGAAGACCCTACAACCTGGGCCGCTACCAACTTAAACGAGGCCGGCGGCTTTGAGCTTCAGACTGACGGCGCTATCCGTTGTGGGATTAGAGTGCGAGGCCGAACGCTTATATTAACGACCACAGATGCACACGTTGCGACATATTCGGGTCCGCCGTTGGTGTATGGCTTTCAGCAAGTTGGCAAAAACTGTGGTGTTGTGTCTGACAGAGCTGTGGCGGCAACTGGCGCAGGCGCGTTTTGGATGGGCCGAGACGGTTTTTATGTTTATGACGGTAGCAGTGTTAGTGAATTGCCCTGCGAAGTTTCAGACCGCGTTTTTCGGTTTTTAGATACCGATTTCTGGCATCACGTCTATGCGGTTGCCAATGCAAAGTTTAACGAAATCGTATGGTTTTATACGGGTCGCGGGGAAGATGGGGTTATTGATGATGTTGACGGCAATAAGGTTATCAGCAAGGTCAATTCTAGATATGTAGCTTATGACTACAGTCAAGGCACTTGGTCTATTGGCGAGATTGATCGGCATGTGGGCGTTGACTCTGGTGTATTCAATGAGCCTATTTGGCTAGATTCTAACAACAACGTTTTTCGGCATGAGATAGAGAACGCGGGATATGGTGGCCAACGGCCCTGGGCTGAAACCGGCCCTATTTCTATTGATGTTGGCGATGGCGTTATAAAGGCCACACAGCTCCTCTCAGACAGTTTTCCCACAGACAGGCTAACGGCTTACTTTAAAACAAGGTTTGCCCCACAAGGCGATGAGGAGACTCATGGCCCGTATATTGTTCAGCCAAAAACCGACGTTAGGTTTACTGGCCGCCAGGTCAGAATGAGGCTAGAGGTTTATAAGGAGCCAATCAAAAACCTAAAGACGTGGACTAACACAACAACGGATTGGGATTCTACGTCATCTCGTTGGGATGGTTCTGGCGAGGAAGATTCCTTTTCAGCTCGCCGCGGCGCAAAGAGCAAGGCAACCAACGACACTTGGGACGATATGACAGAGACATGGGATTCGGAAACTCGCTCTTGGGAGAGCGATTTCACGCCACCGCCAGATCAACCAGAAGACCCGTTTGATTATCTTGCGTCGGAAGGATCAAAAGATGTCCGTATTGGTGACATGCGCTTATTGATTACTGGGGGTGGCAGAAGATGAGTAGCGATAGAAAAGATTTTTTAAAAAACACCCCTGAGTCTCCCCCGCCTTATTCCGGTGACACCAAGCTCTGGGCGGAAGACTTAGACAATTACTTGCGCAGACGCTTTCAGATGCTTGATGAAAAGATCAAAAACCTGGAAGAGCTTGCAAAGATAAGGCTGAACAGTGGAAGCAATTGATCTCCACAAAGAGGTTTTAAGGGTGCGCCCGTTTCTAGAGCCGGCGCTTTCTTACGGCGGCAATACTCATGATTACGTCCATATTGTGCAAGGGGTGATTAATGGTGAGTTGTTACTTTGGCCAACTGAAAATTCAGCGATTGTTACTGAATTTCACAACTTCCCAAACAGGCGCATGTTGCACATATTTCTAGCGGGCGGTGACTTGTCAGAAATTAAACATCTGCATGATGACATAGTAAGATTCGCCAAAGAGGTGGGCTGTGCGGGTCTTTCATTAACGGGCCGGCCAGGATGGATAAAAGCGTTATCTGACCTGGGTTTTGGCGATAAAGGGTTACGATACGTTACAAAGGAGTTTGACGCATGAGCGGCGGAAAGGGCGGCGAGACAACAACCGAAATACCTCCAGAGTTTAAGCAACGCATTCTCTCCACGTTTGATCGTGGCGAGCAAATGGCGAAGACGGCGCCAATGACCTATATGGGTATAACTCAGGCGGCGCCTAGTGAGGCAACTCAGTCATCTTGGAATCAAACCAATGACATGGCCAATACGCTTGGCCTTGGTATGGCGAGCGGCAAGCCGACAGATGATTTACCTGGGGGGAACAGACTGCGCGAGATGGGAGGCCAGAAAGGCTACGACGCTCATTGGGGTTATACACAAGAACTCCAAAGGCAACACCGAGAATATCCAGAAAGAGTGGCGGCACTTAACGCTCTGGTCCCTGGCCTTTTAGATCCTGCCAACGTCCATAGAGGCGAGCCCAACATGTTCCCGAATGTCCCCAAGGCTGGCGGAGCGGCTGGCGGTCCTGGCGGTGCGGGTGGCATGAGTTATGAGCAGATTCTGCAAATGATGCAAAACGGAGGGTTCCGCGTATGAGTGGCGGAGGTTACAACCAGCCTCAAGGCATGGGGAGTCCTGGCAAGGGTGGCGGAACCAGCGCACCCCAAGTTTATAACACAGGCCCAGGAGGTGGTCAGCAAACGCGGCCATCGCCTCCTGGCGTCACGGGCGGCGGCACCCCGGGGAAGGGCGGAGCAGGCACAGGCCTAGGCGATTGGGCAAATAATCCCGCTACAAACACGGCAATAGGCTCCGGAGCACCCCCGCCGCCAGCGGCCAACCCAGCGGCTAATCCAGCGGCCAATCCAGCGACTAACCCTATGGGGCCAAATGCGTTTGAGACAGGTCTTAACGCGCAAAACAATGCGATGGATTGGATGGCCAACGCCACGAATTATCAGGCGCCCCAGCTTGGCGGAAATTACACCGCTGGCGGGGGAGGCGGTTACACAGCCGCAATGGCGCAAGCTCCAGGCCAAGATTTATATAGTTACGATCCTGCAACAATGCAGGGGCAGTCTTATCAGGCGGCGCAATTGTCTGATCAAGACATTAACCAGTATATGAATCCGTATACACAGAACGTCATCGACTCCACGATGGGCGATCTGGATATGGCTCGTCAGAACGCCTTGAACAATACGGGTGTTGCGGCAAGTCGCGGTGGCGCGTTTGGTGGCGATCGTCATGGGATTATGGAAGCCCAGAACAACAACGATTATATGCAGAACGTTGCACGGTCTAGCGCGCAACTGCGTAATCAGGGCTTCCAGAACGCCCAGAGAGCGGCAATGGGTGATGTAAGCGCACAGAACCAAGCTCTCAGCTCAAATGCCGCTATGGCGCAACAGGCGGGTCTTTCCAATCAAGCGGCTCAGAATGCGCGGGATCAGTTTGTTGGCCAGACAGCAAACCAAAACGCCATGCAAACGGCTCTGGCAAATCAAAGTGCCTCTAACGCGGCTGGGGCATTTAATGCTCAATTGGCCCAGGCGAATAACCAGTTTAACGCCGGTCAAAATATGCGTCAGGATCAGTTTAACGCTAACCAAATGAATCAGGCGTTTAACAACCAGATGTCAGCGGCTCAAGGGCTTTACGGCATGGGTCAAGATCGCTGGAACATGGGCCAGAATGCGCTAAATCAGATGAGTGATGTTGGCGGTCAGATTGATGATCTCAATCAGAACCTAATCAACCAACAGATCCAGATGTTCATGAATCAGCAGGGCGCGCCACAAGCTCAGTTCCAGAACATGCTGGGGCCGCTGTCAGCGCTCTCTGGTGGCGGTACACAGTCTTATAACCCTGGGAAGATGGATTATCTAGGTGCTGGGGCGGGGCTGGCCGCAACCGCTGGCGGGTTGGGCTGGACGCCATTTTCTGACATTAGACTGAAGGATAAAGTAAAGAAAGTGGCCACGATCAACAAAATCAATCTGTATACATGGGAATGGAATGAGACGGGCAAAAAGGTTGCAGGCGATCAAAGGCCATTTGGCGTTTTGGCTCAGGAAGTTCAGAAGACTAGACCTGATGCGATTGTTGAGAATGCAGACGGCTGGCTGATGGTTGATTACGCCAAGCTTCCTGAAGTGGCCAAAACAGTAATGATGAGGGCATAAAGATGGGCCTGATGGAAATAATTCAGCAGTTAATGGACCCCAATCAGGGCAAGACGCCCCCAGGGGCAACTCCGCCGTACATGCCGACTAGCGCGGGCGCTCAAACGCCTGCACCCGCTCCGGCGGGCGACCTTGGCGCAATGCCGCCCATGCGGCCAGGCATTGTAAGGCCACAGGGCAACGTCCAGCCCAACATGGGGCCACCAGGACAGCCAGCAGGGCCAATTGAGCAGGCCGGCCCCCCAAAGCATTTGTTGGGCGATTTGGGCGTTGGTCCTGATGCCCAGCCAGGGCCACTCAGAAGCCAGCTCCAGGAGAATGGCGTGGGGGAAATACTCCCCAATCAGATTAGCGTTCCTGACAGAGAGAAGGCTGAAACGTGGGCTAGCGTTCCCTGGTACAAAGACAGCGACAAAATGAGCACGATGTTTGCGGCGCTCAGCAATGGCCTTGGCAACATGACCCTGCGCGGTAATCGCGGCATGAGAGATATGAACAACATGCTGATGAAAACCGGCATGGAAAAGATTGAAGAAAATAAGACGATGAAATATCTGGCTGAGAATAATCCAGAGATGTTTCGCGTTATGACCAAAATCCCGCCAGGTCAGCGCGGCGATTATATGAAGCTGGCTATGGAATCCAGATTCCGAAAGGCAACCGGCGCTGATGACACTGCGGCCATCCGCAATTACGAGTATTTCATGGGCCTAGACGATGCTGGAAAAAGGGAGTTTTTGGGCGTTCAGCGCGGCGACAAGGTCATTACGAACACTGACGGTTCCGTCCAGATTAGGCGCGCTGATGGCTCAATGGAAACCGTTATTTCGCCAGAGCAGGCGCTGGTTGGCACTTACACCGCAAAATCAGCGAGTGACGTTGCCACTGCCGATTCTGCCGGCATACAGGATATCGCAACCAAAGCGAGAAACGCAGAAAAGCAACTCCCTCTATTAATAGAAGAGCTGGAAATGGCAAATGACCCAGCAAGGGCTGAGGGCTTGTTTGCTCCCATTGAGAAATTCTATAACGCGCTTCAGGACGAATTAAAGGATGAGTATGGGACGGATTTAAGCGGGGCCACAAGGGACCAACTTTTGAAAGCCGGGGCGGCAAGGAGAGTTATGGAGTGGTTTGCGCGATCTGGATTGGGCGCTCGCAGTATGGATACGCCGGCAGAATATAATCGCTTGCTTGAGGCGTTTGGTGGCTTACAGGAAATGACTCCGCAAGCTTTCTCGACACTTCTGAAGCGCCTTATTAGGGACAATGAAAGAGCGATAGAAAATTATAATGCTGAGCTAGATAGCGGCAGATATTCAGACGTTTATAACAGTCAGTTTTATCAGCCGTTAGACACGCCCTGGCGCAATCAGGGTAATACGCCCCCGCCGCCCCCAGGCACCACGCTAGACGGTCAACCATAATGCAGACTGCCACAAATCAGGAAACGGGCGAGCGATTTGTTCTTGAAGGCGGGCAATGGGTGCCGTTACAAACCGCGACCAACCAGGAAACGGGCGAGCAATTTGGCCTTGTTGGCGGCGAGTGGAAGCCGTTAGAAAGTACAAAGCCCGCTGACCCCAATGCACCGCCTTCACGGCCATTTCAGGAAACGATGGACACCATTGGTTCCAGCGTTGTGGGTGGAATTGCCGGCGCCGCCAGAGGGCTTTATGGCGCCTTTACTGGTGAGGATTATGAAACAGCCAGGGCAAACCAGGATAGGGTAGCCGGCGAGCTAACGGTACAGCCTAAAAGCGAAGCGGGCCGACAGATGGTTAGTAAGGTCGGCGAGGTGTTTGATCAGCCGTTTTTCAACTGGCTGGAGGAAACTGGCGAAGCTTGGGGCCAGAACACTAACGATTACTTAGAGGAAACACCCGTTGGCATTGCGGCGCCCGCCGCTGGCATTTTGGCGTCTATGGGTCCAGACATAGCAACTGGAGTGGTAACAGGGGGCGCTGGAAATGTTGCCTTAAAAGGGGCTAAGGCCGCAAATCAAGCAAGAAAAGTGCGAAAGGCAGATCAGGAACGCAAAGACAAAATTTCGCCTACGCTTTTATCTGAAATTGAGGCAGAAACTAATGCTGGCGATTTGTCAGCCGGTGCCGCCCAGGTTGAGAGAGCCAGGCAGAACGTTGCGACAGCGCAAAGCCTACCAACTCCCATTGCGCTAACCCAGGGTCAAGCGACACGTAACGCGGCGCAAATGACTGATGAATATAATTTGCCAAAACAGGACCCTGGAACGGGGCGCGCCCTGGCACAGCATCAAGCCCAGCAACAGATGGATTTGCATGAAAACCTAGCAAAACAGGAATCACCGCGCGCCAATTGGACGCATCTTAATGCTGACGAAGATTTAGGGCGAGGCGTTAAAGGATTCTTGGCGGATCGGGAAAAGGCCAATAAGAAAAAGACCGATAAGCTTTATAAGATTGCGAGAGAAGGCGATGCGATGGACGTGAAATTGTCCGTCGATCTGGATGATGCTTTTGCTCAATTAAAAGAGAGAAAGTTTAATATTCACCAGCCAGGGGAGTTCGGCAAGCTGATGAAGCTTGCCGATGAGTTTGGTATGGCCGGCAACCGCCGGACAAGTATCACCAACATTGAAGATTTTCGGCAGAACATAAATAGAGCGCTGAATGACATAACAAATCCTAATCACAAAGAAATGGCCAAGATAATGAAAAATGCCGTTGATGAGTCTTTGGATAACGCCCCTGCCGCCGCCGCGGCATACAAGCGGGCCAGGGCGGCATACGCCAGGAGCAAAGCCGAGACTGATGGTAATGCCCTGGTTACGCAATTAACGGGCAAGAAAGGCCGCACAGAATCGCCAATAACTGCAAATGATAAGGTTTACACCAAGATTAAAAACGCCCCCATTGAAGACGTTAAGCGCATGGTGCGAATGATCGCAAAGGTTCCCGAAGGCGTGAATATGATTCACACCCTGGGCCAGCGGGTAATGATGGACTTGGTTGAAGCCTCAACAAACGGTAAAGCCCCTGGCAAAGATGTTCAATTTAATGCCGCGGCGTTTAGGCGGGAGCTAAACAAGCTTGACCGGTCTGGAAAGCTAGAAGCCCTGTACGGGCCGCAGAAGGCGCAACAATTGCGTGACATTGCCGAGGTTGGAGAAACGGTTAACACGCTCCCGTATGGTAATGCGGCAAACGTTTCTCAGTCTGGAAATACTCAAATTAAGGCGATTATGGATGTGCTGGGCCGTGCTCCAGGGGTTGCGGGTAGGATCGCGAGGGGCATTGGTGACACGGATCAGAAAAAGGCGGCTCAATTACTGAATGAGCAGAAGGTCAAAAAAGCCCTCGATATAGAAGGATTACTGTCGTATGAATAAGCCAAAGCCGCTATCGGATACAGAGATCCGCAACGTTGTTAAAACGGCCATCGAAGAGGCTGTTGAATACGTTGAATCAAGTATCTCCCCCCAGCGCGAGAGGGCCATGCGCTACTACGAGGGCAAATGTGATATTGGCCATGAGCGCGGGCGGTCAAAGATTGTCTCAACAAAGATCAGAGACACCATTCGGCAGATAAAGCCCAGCCTGATGCGGGTATTTCTTCAGTCGGATAAGCCGGTAGAGTTTAAAGGCACAAATTCCCAGCAAGCCCAGGCGGCTGAAAACGCCTCTGAATACTGTCAGATCGTATTTAATAAACAGGGTGGCTATAAGCTACTCCAGGATGTTTTTCACGATTCGCTAATTGCGAAAAACGGCATTGCCAAGATTTATTTTGATCCTGATGAAAAGCAGGAGATTGTCGAATACGCCAATCTGACGGATGAAGAGCTGGCAATGATTGCGAGCAATCCAGAGTTTGAGGTGTTAGAGCACGTAACCCAGCAGGCTCAGATGGGTGAAATGGTCGTTAGTTCGCATGATTTGAAGGTCGTGAAGACTATCCAAACCGGCGAGATCAAGCTGGAGTCTATCCCCCCAGAGCAATTCTTTGTCGATGCGTCCGCAAGCTGTATTGAAGACGCCTATATCACCGGTCAGCGCACAGAGAAAAGCATTGGCGATTTGATCGAAATGGGTTTCAAGTGGGAAGAGCTTGAAGGGCTCGACAGCCTGGATGGCCAAGCCGATAACGAGGATTACGAGCGTAAACATTACGATGATGATCGGGATGGTGTAGACCCGTCTACTAGACCGGTCATGGTCACAGAATGCTATATGAAGGTTGATGTAGAGGGTACGGGCATTCCCCAGCCTTACAAGTTCCTGATGGGCGGCAGTAAGTACCGCATGTTGAGTCACGAGCCCTGGGATGACGTGCCATTCGTTTCATTCTGCGCGGACCCAATTCCTCACGCATTCTTTGGGCAGTCTATTGCCGACGTTCTTTTTGCGGAGCAGGACAGCTCTACGGTCATTCTGCGGGGCATTCTGGATAACACCGCCCTGGTCAACAACCCGCGCCTGGAAATACTTGATGGCGCAACGAACGTCGAGGACGTTTTGAACAATGAAATTGGCGGCATTGTTCGATCAAAACAGATGGGCTCTATTCAGCCTCTAGTTATTCCGTTTGTCGCGGGACAGACCTTGGAGGCTCTTAACTATTTAGACCGCAACGCTGATAAAAAGACGGGCGTAAACGCGGCCAGCAATGGATTAAGCCCAGATGCTTTGGGCGGCAATCAAACCGCTACCGCCGCCAACGCTATGGTAAGCGCGAATAATGCCACGATGGAGCTAATGAGCAGAAACTTAGCTGAAGGCGGCGTTACCCAAATGTTTAAGCGCATCCTGAAGCTGGTCATCGAAAACGCCAGCGACGATATGATGATGAAGGTGTCAGGAGATCAGTACACCCCCATTGACGTTGCAAATTGGGACGTGGACATGGACGTGCAAGTGAATGTCGGCCTGGGTACAGGCAACGAAATGCAGAAAATGCAGGCTCTTGCTCAAGCAATGCAAGCTCAAGAGAAAATCGTAGGTCAGTTCGGTTTAGGGAATGGGATTGTTGGCCCGAAAGAAATTATCAATACGATGACCGATTTACTCAGAATGTCAGGAATTCAAAACAGCGACAGGTATTTCCAGCCCATCGACGATCAGAAGGAAGCCCAGTTAATGCAAGCGGCCCAACAGGCTCAACAGGCGCAACAGGGCCAGGGCGACCCGACCCAAGGGCTGGTAGAGGCTGAGAAGATAAAAGCCCAGACACAGCTACAGGTGAAGTCTGCGGAGCTTCAACAGCGCCAGCAGGGTGATATGGCTAAGCTTCAGGCTCAATTCGCCCAGGACAATATGGACAGGGATCTTGAACGCGACAAACTGGACGCTAACATAGCGATCGAACAGGCCAAGCTAGCCAACAAAAACGCACTTGATGAGGCGGCGCTATATGCAAAGATTAACGCGCCTCGACAAGTGACGGGACAATAATCGATGAGGGTAGAAGATCTCGCAAGTGGCGTCCGACGGCTACGCCAGGACGAAACATTGCAAACGGTGTTGACCGAAATTAGGTCGGACGCCATCACCATCTTTGAGAATCCAAGCTCCACACCGGAGAAGATTCTTGAAGCCCACGAATCCATAAGGGCCGTGGGTCTTTTGGAGCGCGCTTTTGATTCCATCGAAGGAAATGAGCGCATCCAAGCAGATAGGGAGCAGTAGAAATGTCAGATGAATTTGTTGGTACCGGCGATGAGCGATCACCCGCGACAGATGATTTGGGACAGGCAACGGAAGAATCTCTGATTGAACGTATGTTTGAGCCAGAGACTGCTCCAGAGCCCCAGCAGGAGCTGGAGATAGATGAAGAAGAAACAGCAGAACCCGCCACGCCTGAAACGGAAGCGGAGGATGCTGAGTATGAAGAGGTTGAAGAGACTGTTAACGAAAGCACTCCTGATGATTCGGAAGAAGCCGAAATGTTCACCGTTAAGATTGACGGGCAAGAACATGAGGTAAATCTGGAAGAATTAAAACGAGGCTATTCGGGACAAAGTTATATTCACCAGCAAATGGCAAAGGTTGCGGAGTCTCGCAAAGAGACCGAAAGCGTCTTTGCCGCGCTAAGTCAAGAAAGGGCGCAAGTGCAGGCGGCACTCCAGATGTTATCTGACGGAACCTTTGCACACCCGCCCCAGGCACCTAGTGAAGAGCTGTTTAACACTGATCCAATGCGTTACATGGAAGAACAACTCCAGTATCAAAAGGATCAGCAGGCGTTTCAGGAAAAGGTGGGGTACATGCAACAGCAAGCCCAGGCCAACCGGCAAACCCATGAACAGGCTCGACATGCTTATTTAGCCCAGGAAGTGGAATTACTGAAAGGTTTCCACCCCGAGCTATTTGATGAGCAAAAAGGTCCAGAGGTCAAAAAACAATTAGTCACTCAGGCATCTGAAAGCTACGGTTTCAGCCCTGAAGAGATTAACGGCGTTATGGATCATCGCCATCTGCGATGTTTGATGGATGCGCTCGCGTACCGCCAATTGAACAGCGACGCGGGCAAAAAACAGGTTGAGCAGAAGGTCAAGGCCAAACAGGTGAGATCGACTAAGCGGAAAGTTAATGCCGAATCAGCACAACGGCAAAAGCAGAGAGACAGGCTGAAGCAAACCGGAGATATTGAGGATGCGATTGGCCTGCTCTTAGAGTGATTTTGTTAATAGTTTATTAAGGAGACAGTAATGTCTAATAAAGCAATTAATGGGTCAGGTAATCTGGCCCCAGTAATTACCGCTTCCACTTACGGAAGTGACGCGGGCCGTCCTGGATACCCTAATGAGAATTTCGTCACGGGCATACGGGAGGATTTATCCGAGCTGTTGTCGGATATTAGCCCGACAGAGACACCCTTCTACACCCGATGCGCAAAAACGTCGGCCAAAAATACATACGTAGAGTGGCAGACCACCACGCTCCAAGATGCTGAGCTTAACGCCCACATCGAAGGTGCTGATTCCGGTGCTGAGTTCAACAAAACTGAGCGCGTAGGAAATTACACCCAGATAGGAAAACGTGGTTTCCGCGTTAGTCAAACGGTTCAAGCTGTAGACACTGCGGCAAGAGACAAGGAATACGCCTATCAGGCTTTGCAGAAAGGCAAAGAGCTGAAGCGTGACCTTGAAGTGGCTCTCTTGGGTGCTCAGGGCCGCGACGCTGGTTCTGGTGCTTCACCTCGCGTTATGTGTGGTGTAGGCGGCTGGATCTCAACCAACACGGCTGGTGATGCAACTTTCCCAACTGCTGGCGACGGCTCTGGTGGATTTGTTGCTGGTACTGGTGCGGCGTTTAACCAGGATGATTTTGATGAGCTTCTGGAGACGCTGTGGACCGAAGGTGGTCAGCCTGACAGGGTATATTTGAGGGCTGACTTGATGTCTGCGGCTGTTGCGGCGCTGGCTGGGAACAATAACCAGCGTGGTCAAATCGCGGCGACTGAAGAGAAAGTAGTTAACTCAATGGTTCGCTATCAGACCCCCTGGGGTTTGTTGACGTTTGTGCCATCGCGCCTAATGCCTGCTGGATCGATATATGTTGTCGAGTCCAATAAATGGAAGGTGGCAACACTGCGAGGGTGGAAACAACAGAAGCTCGCGCAAACTGGCGATTCAATGCACGGTCATGTTGTTGGAGAGCACACGTTGATCTCTGAGAATGAGGCCGCATCGGGTCACCTTGCAACGTATACCAAGGCTTAACTTGGTTCGCTCCTGGGGGCAGAAATGCCCCCCTTTTTTTAAATCATACGGGTGACGGGATGAAAATCGGAGAAAGTTTCAAGGTTGAGGATGGGAAGCTTGTGCATTTTGAGGCTTTCGATCCCAACAAGGCGCTAGCAGACGCCACTTACATGCGCCATAAGCGAGAGGCTACTGGCGGCAAGCTACTGAATTTTGTTAACGATGAGGTATGTGAACCTCAATATGCCTATCCGCCCTGGCTGGAGCAGGTTTGGAGCAACCGTTGGAAAGTGAGAATGGACGATCCCGCGTTTGATGACGTTGTTCAGATTGAGCTTAATTCGGGCTCGTATGAACGCTTTAGAATCTAATGGGCTTACTTAGCGCAACAGCCAAGGCCGCTAAAAAACTCGCTGATGAGTGGGATGAAGCCGCCTGGCTGAAAGCCGATCCCAGGCCAGAAGGCGGTTATGACAGCAAGGCGGTGACAGCTTGGAAAGCTAGAAAGTCTATTGCAAAAAAGAGGGCGGCGCTTGAGGGATATGATTCTGTCGGGAAAAAGATACCAGACCCCGATGCGTGGGATTCGACTGAATGGTTAGCAGAAAATCCACAACCTTTTGCCGGAATTAAACAGCGCGATTTAAATCCCGATCAACTGAGAGAGCGGAAAAATTGGATTAGAAGAAAAGCAAACGCAAATCCCAAAAATAAAGCGGGCATATCTAAAAGACAAAAAGAATGGGTCGAAAAAAACGCAGAAAAGAAAAAGGAATATCAGGCTGAATATTACGCAGGCCGCAGAGATGAATTGAAAGCAAAACAGCGTGATTATAACGAGAGGAATAGGGCT